TAACTTGGGGATGTTCTCCTATACCAACAGGATGTTCCAAGTATATACGTGCAGTAGCTATAGCTTTATCTCTTTGAGAATGAAACTCAGCTAGTGCTGTGTTGTACATTGCTTCCTTTACTGACATTTTTTCCTCCTTTCTGTTTCCAATACTCTGTATGTTTTTTTATTTTTTCTAATCCTTTTTCTGTTTTATAAAATTTTAATAAACCTTCAGTAATTTTCTTTCTATGTTCTTCAGTTTTTAATACTCCAGACATAGCTTTACTTTGTTTTTGCTTTTGTTCCTCTGATATAGGCTTACCTCTTTGGGGAGGAACCCAATCTGGATTATCTTTTATAAACTTTTTTCTTGCTTTACTTATCTTTTTTTTAGTTTCATCTGAATGTTTCGTACCATAAGTAGGACTATCTTTTCCTTTCTTTGCAGGATTATTTTTATAATATTCTTTTAAAGAATCTCCAATACTTTCTCTATCTTTTTCTGTTCTTTCTTTACCATGCATAGGATTTTTTTCTCCTAAAGTATTTTGTCTTTGGTTTTCTCTCATTTCATCTGAAAATTTTCTACCAAATCTAGGATTGTTATTACCTTTTAAAGAACCAGACTCAGCTATTTTTTTCCCTACTTCCTTCATTTTTTTCTTATGTTTTTCAGAATCATAATTATTATCACGATAGTGTTTACTATTTTCTTGAGGTGTAGTCCATTCTAAATTGTCCACACAATTATTTGTTTTATTTCCATCAATATGATTAACTTGAAAAGCACTATAAAAAAATAATTCTTGTTTTTCTTTAGGCATATTATTCCACCATTCTTCATTATCAAATCTAGTAAAAGGAATAAAATTAAGAGCTACTAATCTATGGATTGCTCCTGAATACTTAGCACCTTTTTTAGGAGTGCTTAAAGAACATTTTGGATAACCATTATTATCTTTAGAATTATTCATAATATAAGGTTCTTTAGCTTTATAACTTTTAATTCTTCCATAAGAACTAATCTTATAACCTTCAATAGGATAAGGTTTTGTTATATCTTTCCACTCTTCTTCCATTTTTTTATTTCCTTTCTTTATATATATTCTACTTTAATTATATCTTTATGTCTCTTTCTTATTGAATAACCTTTAGGTCTATCATTACGTTTATGATAACCTCCTTTAGCTATTTTAAAAATTGTTGATGCGTCATACCCTGCATTTTCCATTTCTAAACTTCCATTGAAAATAATTATATCTCCATTTTCTTTTGTACACCTTAAAGGTCTTTGTACTTTTTTTAAATAATCTGGATCTTTATAACTTTCAATAGGTCTATACCACTTACCACCTACATATGAATTATAAAAAGCAGGTTCATCACTACCTTCTATAGTAGAAGTTAAAACATCCCATTTCATTTGATAATATGCTTCATAGTATCGTAAACTTCTTTTGTTTTTATATTCAGCTATAACTTCAAAAGTAAAATGTTCTTTACCTATCTTTTTTATATCTTCATTTAAATATTTAGACGATCCTGTGTATATTTCCCACTTATGTTTTTTCTTTTTCTTCCCCATAGAAAAATATTGTTTACAACCTACATATTTTTTACGAGTCTGCTTATTAGTTATAAGATAAACAAACCCAAACTTATCTAGGTTAGGTACGAAAGGTTCTTCAGTACCATACCTAACCCAATGACTTACCATGTTGTAACCTCTTCTACATTAGGAGCTTTTTTAACTTTCGTAAGATACCTGTTTCCATTTGCATAATTGAATACACGTAACCCTTTACCTTCATTCGCATCACTCCAACAAGAACGCTTATGTTCACAATAGAAGCAACCAAAAGCGAGCTTACGATTGCCACTAGCACCATCAGGCACATCATCATAACACCTATCAGGTGGGTTAGCTTTATCCATTGCTCCTTTAAGATAGTCAATCCTTTCTTTAGCATTAATCATCTCCAAAGAATGAACAGGAGTTAAACATATGTTCCCATTCTGTTTATCTATTGCAAGAAAAGCAGCTTCATCTACTCCATTACCTTCAGCATAAGCAGAGATCTGTGCTATATAACCAAAGGGATCATCAGAGTATAACTTATTCTTAGAAAACTTTTCAAAGCTTCTACCTGATGCACTCTTACAATCAACTAACACTCCATCTATTACACAGTCTTGGTGTCCTTTTATTCCATTAACACTTACTGTTTTTTGTAGGTCAGTTACTGTATGTCCTGCAAGCCTTGAGAAAAGAATCAATAAATCTTCTAACATATGACCATATAAAAACTTAACTCTTGTACTAGGTTCTAAAGGTTTAGGTTCTTCTTTAGAATTTTTGTCATACCATAATTGTCTAGCAGGTTTACCTATTGCAGACAATCTTAAGTTACGTTTCTTTGAAGGAACTTCATTTAAAAAGTTTCTTAGTGTTTCTTTGAGACTCTCTGTAAAAGAATCTAAATGAGTGTCAACTTCTTTCTCATCTAGTTCTACCTCTACAAGAGGATCAAACAAATCGTATATATCTTTTACTAAAGTATCAATAGATTTCATAATAAATAATGGAGAGATACTCGTTCAGTAGTACCTCTCCATCCTTTCATGGTTGGTTAAGAAGCGAAGGTTAGTTCTTCATCTGAATCTTCAGTTACAAATCCATCAGGAACTACTTCAAAAGCTTCATCTGCATCAGCATCTACGTTATAAGGTATTAAATTAGTTACCTGCACAGCACGTAAATCAGCAGAGACTCCAGAACGACCTTTGAACTCCCACTCATATGTACTATAAAGTACATTGACTTCTGAACCATTACCAATCATAGTACTAGCAATGTTTCTTTTCGCAGCATCAACCACTTCAGGTTGTTTATTCATGTTACCATCTTTACGTCTCACTTTTCTTTTGATAGTAACGAAGCTACCACGATCATCACCTTTATTCTTTACATCTAATCCATCAGCTTTAGCTTGATTAATATTCTTCTCGTCAAGATTAGATACATCTATCGACCATACTCCATCTGAATCAAATGTAGTATTTGGACTAACTATACTAGCCCAATATGCGTTTCCTTTTAGTACACTCATTTGTGTTTTCCTTTCGTTGTTATTAATAAATGAATTATGACATACCTCTGAAATAATGTCAAGAGATTTTTTCATAATAAATGTTTTATTTAAATTAAGTATTAAACTCATCTCTATTCTTGAGATAAGGTCTTGTTTTCCTTGATGTATTCTACCCCATGTTTTGTATTCAGCATCACTATAACTTTTAACTCTGGTGTTTTTATCTACAACTTTGTCAGTTAATTCTACTAACTCTTTTGCATCACACCATACATAGTCATGCTCTCTTTCAAACACAAAGTAATCACAGTCACCATACAGCCAACCTTTATTACCCATTGTATTTAAAAACTCAACAACAATCCATGCGTCATCCAAAGATTTGTTTTTATTTCCAGTTCTTCTAGCCTTTACATCTACACTAACTGTCTCATTATCTTTTGTTAGATATAAATCTATATGTTTATTTATATTCTCTTGTTCATTAGCTATTGTAACTGTATAACCATGTGACTTAGCTGATTGTATAAATTCATTCTCTACTTTTATACCTCTCTTAATATAAGCAACATGATCTTTTCTTCCTTTAAATTCTTTTACTAGTGTGTCTCTGCCCATGTCTTACCTACCTTCCATTCACTATCAAGAGGACACTTCATTTGTAACTGTTTCTCTGTATCTTTCATAGCATCTTTAGTTATCTGTCCAAACTTATTTATATCTTTGTTAAGAACTTCAAACTGATACTCGTCATGTATACTAGCTACAAGTTTAGCATCAACACCTGTTCTGTTAATACGTTTAATCATATTGATAAGCCATAGCTTACATACGATTGCTCCTGCTCCTTGTATTAGAGTATTCAATGCACTATGTGGACTACGTATATGTAGTAGTCTACCATCAATACCTCTAATTAATTTTTTAGATGCAGCTTTTGTTACAGAGTCACGTACTCTTTTCAAAGCTGGCATACTATTTAAAAACTTATTGATTAATATCTGTCCTTCTTTAGCACCTGCACCTACGATCTGTCCTATCTTAGCAGGACCTGCACCATACATAAATGCATAGATAAATGTCTTTGCCTGGTCTCTGTTAGTTAATCCTGCCATTTGCATATTGTGTGTATGTATATCTCCAGTCAATAGTATATCTGTAAATGTAGTATCATTCATTAGATGTGCTAAACATCTTAACTCTAATCCACTTGCATCAGTTCCTACTATGGAATGAGTGTAAGGATTATCAACTGTCCAACAATCTCTACACTCTTTTCCATATGGAGAACGAACTGCAGGTATCTGTGCCATGTTAGGAGAATGGTGAGACATACGACCAGTAATAGTTTTAAGAGTCATAACTCTACCATGTACTCTACCATCTCTGTCATCACATGCTTCTATCCATGACTTAATCTGTGCTATACGTTTCTGTAATAAAAAGAAACGAGAAAACTTTTTTGCTTCAGGCATATCTATCTTATCTAAGACAGCTTCATTAATAATAATGTTACCTTTATCTGTATGTTGTTTTGGTTTCCAACCTAGTTCCATTAATCTATCTGCAATCTGTTGCCTTGATCCTATATTAAATGGTATGTATTTTGTTTTTGTTTTCAACTCAACAACTGTAGGATCAAAGGTAGTTACTGCCCACTTTTCTAAACCATTAGCTTCATCTTTTAATTTATTATATAGACTCATAGCTTTTCTCATGTCCATAGCAAAGCCATTCTTTTCTTGTTGGTCTATGATAACTCTTACATTATGTTCTAATCTAATTGAACTACGAGAGAAACCTTTACCTTCACTCTGTAATATATTGAATAACTTATGTGTTATATTGACATCTTGTTTACAATACTCCAACATGTCTGGTGTATATACTTCAAATGTTTCTACATCTCCTTTAGGAAATCCTAATCTTTCTCCCCATGCTTTTAAACTATGACCTTCACGTATAGGATTGAATAGCTGTGATAGTACAAGTGTATCTATTATCTGACTAGGTTTTATATCAGTACCTAGCAATCTATTACACACAGGTGCATCAAATGATAAACCATTATGCATAATAAACTGCTTGACACCAAGTGACCAATCTCTAAACCCATGTATCATATCAGGAGGGAAAGGATAAACCCTCCCTGAGTCTACATCTTTAGCCACTATACAATGAACCTTTGTTGCATCCAAGCTATCTGTTTCTATATCAACTATCGCTCTCATCTGTTTTCCAATCATACCAATACTCATTATATAATATCATGGGAGTTCTCTCACCTACCCACACATTTAAGATATTAAACTGAGCAAAATCATCTGCTTCTTCCCATGTCATACCATCTCGTTCTCTTAGTATTTTACATATTACACTATATGAATAAACATGTAAAGGTTTTTTTCCATATTGTTCTCCTATACCTATAATAGCATCATCAAAACCATCTAT